CTCATTCGCAGATTATTTTCCAAATCAAAAGGAATCAAATGGCTGGTGTAAAGGGTAAGAGCGGCGGGACGCGGTCTGGTGCCGGGAGGAAGAAGAAGCCGGCTCCTAAGGTGGCGGTCAACGCCATAACCGCCGAGGCTCTGAAACACACTGATCCCAAAGACTTTTTGCTGGCGGTGATGAATGCTGAGGAAGGGGATGCTCGGTTGCGGATCGACGCGGCAAAGGCGCTGATGCCGTTCATGCACCAGAAGATCGGCGAAGGCGGGAAAAAAGAGGGCAGGCAAGAGGCCGCCGCGAAGGTGGGTAAGGGGAAGTTTGCACCAGGGTTTGCGCCGAAGCTGGTAGTTAACCATCGATGATGGAATGGACAACGGCAAACCCAAACTGGGGATCCCGGATACTCGCTGGCCAGTCGTTAATCCCGTTCGCGCCGCTGTTTCCTGCTGAGGCTGAATCCGCGCTGAAGGTATTTCGTGAGCTTCGGGTTGCCGATATGCACGGCGCGCCGACAATGGGCGAGGTCTGCCGTCCGTGGATTATGGACTTTACGGGGCACGTATTTGGCAGTTATGACGCCGAAGCCGGAAAGCGGCTGATCACTGAATACATGCTTTCGGTGGCCAAAAAGAATGGTAAGTCGATGACGGCTGCCGGGATCATGATGACCGCCTTGATTCGCAACTGGCGCGAGTCATCGGAGTGGCTGATTCTGTCGCCTACGGTGGAGATCGCCAACAATTCGTTTTACCCGGCGCGCGACATGGTGCGCAAGGACGAGGAACTGAGTGACTTGTTTCAGGTCCAAGATCACGTACGCACCATAACTCACCGCAACACCGGCGCGACGCTAAAGGTAGTGGCCGCAGAGTCCGAGACGGTCGGCGGGAAGAAGGCCAGCGGGGTGCTGGTGGACGAGTTATGGCTGTTCGGCAAGCGCCCCAGTGCTGAGAACATGTTGCGCGAGGCGTGCGGCGGGTTGGCATCGAGGCCGGAGGGCTTCGTAATTTACCTGACGACGCAATCGGACGAGGCGCCGGCGGGCGTGTTCAAACAAAAATTGGATTATGCACGGGGTGTGCGGGACGGTCGGATCGACGATAAGAGATTCTTGCCTGTGCTGTACGAGTATCCGCAAGCGATGCTTGATGCCAAACAATACCGCGAGAAGCGGTTTTTTTTCGTCACCAATCCGAACCTTGGCGCTTCCGTAGATCCTGAGTTTCTGGATCGGGAGTTCAAGAAGGCGGAAGAGGCGGGAGCGGAATCGTTCTGCGGATTTGCAGCAAAGCATCTCAACGTTGAAATCGGCATGAATCTGCGCAGTGACCGCTGGGCTGGTGCGGAGTTCTGGGAGGATCAGGCGAAGGTACCGGGCCTGACGCTGGATCAGTTGATCGAACGATCCGAGGTGATAGACGTTGGCATTGACGGCGGCGGACTTGATGACTTGCTGGGGCTGGCTGTGATAGGCCGGGACATAACCACAAATGAATGGCTACTCTGGACGCACGCATGGGCGCATCCGTCCGTGCTTGAGCGCAGAAAGTCCGAGGCTCCACGGTTCCACGACTTCGCCAGGGATGGCGACCTGACGCTGGTTAAAGTCATGGGCGACGATGTTTCTGACGTTGCCGACATCGTGGCTCAGGTGGAAGCATCCGGCAAACTGGACAAGGTTGGCTGTGACCCGGCGGGGCTTGGCGGGATCACCGAGGCATTGATGGACGCCGGCATCCCGGCAGAGAAGATGATCGGCATCACCCAGGGCTGGAAGATGACGGGGGCGATCAAGACGGCGGAGCGCAAGCTGGCCGAGGGTGTGCTGGTGCACGGCGGGCAACCGATGATGGCGTGGTGCTGCGGAAATGCAAGGGTAGAGCCGCGTGGCAATGCTGTAATAATCACAAAACAAGCGGCGGGATCTTCAAAGATAGATCCACTGATGGCGGCACTGAACGCCGTCACGTTGATGTCTCTTAATCCGGCATCCGAAGGCCGTAGTTTCTGGGACCATCCGCCCGCTGCGGGAGGGAACAGAATCGCTGTTTGACAGCCTATGACAGATTGCCATAGTATCCGTACTAGGCCGAGACATTGGGTTTCGGCAATTTTGGTAAGGGATACTTAAATGAAGCTCATTCAACCGTTAAAAGATTCTGGAATTTTTGATATTGATCCATCAGAGGCCACTGCTCTCCTGGAGATGACCACTATCAACAGGCCCATTTCAACGGCGCGCGTTAGCCGATACTTGGCGACGATGCGGCAAAATAAGTGGAAAATAACCGGAGAGCCGATTTTGATCCGAGGCGATGGGCAGGTTGCTGACGGACAACATCGGCTGAAAGCATGTGCATTGTCTGGGAAGCCCCTAAGAACGGTAGTGTTGGTAGGGGACTGGATTTTCAAGGCTGCAGGGCAGGGTAAGCAGCGGAGCGCTGCGGATGTTTTGTCAATTTCCAAAGTTCCGAATGCTTTTGTTTTGGCATCAGTCGCTAGATTGTGCATCCAACATAATCGCGGCCTTTCAAGGGAAAAGTCACCGCTAATACAAACGACAAGGGCAGCGGACGACTGGCTTGCGGTTTCGAATGAAGACATTGATACTTGGGTTCATAAAAATGATAAAGTCATTGAATTATTGGCTCGTGCCAAGTCATTGCCCGGGAAGTTTTCCATTATTCCAATGTCGCCAGTTGTGGCCTGCTGGTATCTGTCGCTGAAAGTGGCCCCAGAAAATGAAGTCAACGCATTTTATTCTGCATTGCTTTCTGGTATTGGGTTGGGTTCAGGAGATATTCGGTTGATGCTCAGGCGCAACTATGAGCAAGCGCGAAAAGCCACATCTAAAAGGATTTCGATAAGATCGATACTGTCATTTGCCGACGTTTGCAAATCATGGTCAATGCGCGCCGACAAGACAAAAAAACTGTTTAAGCGGCTAGACAGTGAACAGTTTGCGTTTATAAGATGACGGTAATGAACGGCGTCGAACTCAAGAAATTACGGAATAGCCTCGGCTTATCGGTCTCAGCAGCGGCCCGGCAGGTCGAAGTTCATCCGCGCACTTGGGCGCGGTGGGAAGCCGGAAAGCAGTTGCCGCCAGTTGGCGCAATCAAGCTGTTTCTGCTGCTGAACAAGATCAAGCCGTAAATCAGGTAATCACTCATTCAAGCCGGCCGCGTGCCGGTTTTTTTACGTCCGGAGAAAATCCCGCATGAAGATGCTCAAGTTACTGCTGCCTGATGCCCTCCTGATCGCGGGATCCGCTGCTCTATCGTATGGCGCATGGCTGCTGCATCCTGCTGCCGGGTTCATCTCAGGCGGTGTGCTGGCGATTGCCGGCGGCATTGTGGCTGCGCGCGCCTGATGTTTGCCGAGGCGTTCGCGCGCAAGTCGTCGTCGGGCTACGACATCCTGCGGGATATTGCCGGGTATGCGGGGCGGATCACGAAGACGGGTAAATCTGTAACGGTAGATTCGGCGATTGAGGTTTCTGCTGTCATAGCATGCGCTCGGGTGCGGTCGAACGGTATCGCCCAGGTGCCGCTGAAATTGATGCGGGAAAGCAAGGACGGGCGCACAAAGCTGCCTGCAACCGACCATCCGCTCTACAGAATACTCTCTGCGCGCCCTAATGACTGGCAAACGAGCTTTGAATACCTGCAATCGTTAGCGATGCACTTCATTTTGTGCGGAAATCACTTCTCATTCATAAACCGAAGCAACCGCGACGGCATAATGGAATTGATTCCGTTCACGCCTGGGGCCGTTACAGTCAAGCGCGCGGATGACTTTACGCTGACTTACGAGGTGCGGGCGGCGAACGGATCGACACAAGTGTTCCCGGCGAAGGCAATCTGGCACGTTAAAGGGCCTTCGTGGAATACGTGGATGGGGCTTGAGGGCGTGCATATTGCGCGTGAGGCCATCGGGCTTGCGATGGCGACAGAGGAATCGCAGGCTCGATTTCACAAGAACGGCGTTCGGATGTCCGGGACTTACTCGGTCGATGGTACGCTGAAGGACGAACAATATAGGTCGCTGAAGAAGTGGATTGATGATAACTATGCCGGTGCTGACAACGCTGGCGGCGCGATGCTGATGGATCGCGGTGCCAAGTGGTTGTCAACGCAGATGACCGGGGTAGACGCGCAGCATTTGGAGACGCGAAAGTTTCAGATCGAGGAAGTGTGCCGGCACATGAACGTCAATCCGATTATGGTTTTTGCCGAATCGAAAAATACGACCTATGCCAGCGCAGAACAGATGTTTTTATCGCATGTAGTTCACACACTTAGCCCAGACTACTCGATGTTGGAACAGTCAATTGACGCCAACTTACTGACGGACGCAGATAGGGCTGACGGATTGTTTTCTAACTTCGTGGATGCCGGGTTGCTCCGCGGGTCGATTGAGACCCAGAAGGACGTGATCCTCGGATACGTCAACGGAGGATTGATGACGGCCAACGAAGGCCGCGCGCTTTTGGATTTCAACCCAGACGCAAACCCGGAAAGCGACAAGTTACGCATACCGCAAAACATTGCAGGCAAACCAGAAAAACCGAATGAGGCAAAGCCATGAACACAAAGACACTAGATTTCCCGTTTGAACTGAAGGCGCTGGAAAAGGATGGCACGTTTTCCGGCTATGGCAGCGTGTTCGGCAATCTTGATTCCTACGATGAAATCGTGGCACCTGGTGCGTTCGCCGATTCGCTTGCCGAGCAGAAATCGAAGGGGCGCATGCCCGCGATGCTCTGGCAGCATCGGAGCGCCGAGCCGCTTGGTGTTTACACAAGCGTCACCGAGGATCAGATCGGACTAAAGACCGAGGGGCAGCTTGCGCTTGGCACGGTTCGCGGTGCTGAGGCATATACGCTGCTGAAAATGGGCGCGCTGTCCGGGCTGTCTATCGGCTACCAAGTGCGCGAAGACAGTTTCGACCGCGTGACGGGGATCAACACATTGAAAAAGGTTGATCTGTGGGAGGTCAGCCTTGTAACTTTCCCGGCGAACGACGCCGCGCGGGTGCAGGGCGTGAAAAGCATTGAAGCAATTGTGACTTTACGCGATGCCGAGAAGTGTCTGCGGGATGCAGGCTTGTCGCGTCGTGAGGCCGTGGCGTTTATCGCCATGGTGAAGGGCCTATCGCAGAGTGATTCCGACGAGGGCGACATGCAGCAAATTGCCGAGGCGCTGAAACGCCGGAGCGCATTGATGGCCGCATAGCCATTACTCTCTCAAAAAGGAATTATCATGGAAGTCAAAGACATTGCTGAACTCATCCAGAAGCAGGGTGAAGCGTTTGACCAGTTCAAGCAGAAAAACGACGAGCTTATCGCGGCGAAAGCCGAAGGAAAAGCCGTTGGCGATCTGACCGGTGAGGTGGCTAAACTGAATACCGCGCTGTCCGAACTCGGCAAGCAGATGACCGAAGTCGAGAAAAAGGCGGGACGCCCGGCAACCGGCAAGGACGACGTAACGCCGGAACGGGTCGAATACCGCAAAACGTTCAACCTGTATCTGCGCAAGGGCCGTACCGACGGGCTTGAGGCGTTGCAGCAAAAGGCCATGAACACGGGCAGCGACCCGGACGGCGGCTACTTGGTTCTGCCGGAAATGGACGCAGCCATCGACCGTATCGCGCCGAAGATCAGCGCAATGCACCGCCTGGCGAACACCATCACCATCGGCACCGCGAAGTATGAAAAGCTGGTGAAAACCGCTGGCATGGCAATGCGCCGTGTGGCTGATGGCGCAGCGGGTGGCGAGACGACAGAACCGACATTCGCAAAAATCGCGATTGAGGTTCACACGGCGGAAGTCGAACCGTGGGTGTTCAACGAAACCCTTGAGGATGCAATCATCAACCTCGAATCCGATCTGGCTGATGAGGCCGCAATCGGATTTGCCGAGGGCGGCGGCGCTGAGTTCATCACCGGAAACGGTGTAGGCAAGGCGCGCGGTATTGCTGCTTACGACATGGTTGCAAATTCGTCATTTGCGTGGGGCAAAGTTGGTTATATCGCATCAGGCAAGTCTGCCGCGTTCGCGTCTGTGGCTCCCGCCGACAAGGTGGTGAGTTTGCAGCACGCGTTGAAGGCGCAGTACCGGCCTGGCGCGGTATGGCTGACGAATGATGCCACCCTTGGCGTGATGCGGCAGATGAAGGACGGCAGCGGGTCATTTTACCTGTGGAATCCTGATCCTGCTGGTGGTTTCGGTGGTCGCTTCCTCGGCAATCCAGTTGAGGTCGATGACAACGTGGCCGATATTGGTGCTGGCAGTCTGTCGCTGGCGTTCGGGAATTTCAGCCGCGGTTATACCATCGTCAACCGGGCCGGCACCACGCTGATCCGGGACAACATCACGGCCAAAGGCACGACGAAGTTCAACTTCCGCCGCAGATTTGGTGGCGGGATCGTTAACTTCGAGGCGATCAAGCTGATGAAATTTTCGACAGGCTGATACAACGGAGGCCCGCTTCGGCGGGTCTTTCTTATTGCGCCGACCAATCTTGTTCGGCGATTTAAAAAAGGAAATAATCATGGGTATCAAAGACATCCATAGCAACATGCGCACCAAAACCGCAATTTCACCGGTAGCAATCGGTTCCAATGCGACGAAGACGGGCCTTGTTGTTGACCGTCAAGGCTTCGGCGGCGTTGAGTTCGTGGCCTCTTACGGTGCCGTCACAACGACCGGCACAATTGTTACGCTGGTTGTTAAAGACGGTGATGTAACTGGCACGATGGCGAGCGTTGCCGACGCGAACCTGCGCGGCACCGAGGCGCTGGCGAGTCTGTTGGCAGGCGCGCGTGTAGCCGGGGTAGGGAAGGAAGTCACGAAGCGGATCGGCTACGTTGGAGCCAAGCGTTACGTATCCTGCGATGCCGTGCAGACTGGCGTTACCTCGGTCGGTGCGGTTGGCGTAGCTGCCGTCCTGCACAATCCGTATCTGGCGCCGCAAGCAAATCCATAAAAGGATACGGACGGCTGCTCAACCAGCCGTCGCCGGATAACGTCACCGGCATTTTTTAAACCTGTTGAGAGGATACGAAAATGAAAGAAGGCGAGCGCCAAGTTGCGCCAACACTGGAAGGTATTCGCGCAGATCACGTTGCGCGGTATGAGTGGGCAGCTAAGCGGGTCAATCCCGGCAGTCGGGTTGTGGACTACGCCTGCGGCGTCGGGTACGGCTGCAAGATCATGGCTGAGGCAGGTCTACGCCCGACTGGGATGGACATTGACGGTGAGGCCATCGCATTCGCGCAGAAGCACTACCTGCACTGGGGCGGTGATTACGCTATAGCCAACGGCAACGCGCCCGGCAAGCTAGGCGACTTCGACGCTGCGGTGTGTTTCGAGACCATCGAGCACATCGAAGATCCGCGCCCGCTGCTGAAGGCGCTGCGGGTATCTGCGCCGATGCTACTGGCGAGCGTACCGAATGAGGCGGTAATGCCGTGGGAAATGGCGCCTGGAATCGGGACGGAGTTCCATTTCAGGCACTACACGAAGCATGAATTCAATTCATTACTGAACGAATGCGGCTGGTGCGTGACGGAATGGCATGGGCAGGATGGGCCGGAGTCTGATGTCGAGCCGAACGTGAACGGGCGCACCTTGATTGCGGTGTGTCAGCGCGATGCCGTGCAGGATGAAGGCGATCCTGGCAAGCATATTGCGATTCTTGGACTCGGGCCGTCGCTTGATCAGTATTTGGATATAACAAAGCGGCAGGGCGGGCGCAGTAAGTTCTGCGATGAGGCGTGGGCTATTAATGCGCTTGGCGACGTGTTCGCCTGCGACCTGATCTTCCACATGGATGATGTGCGGATTCAGCAGATCAGGGCGGACGCGGCACCGGCATCGAACATTGCGGCGATGTTGGTATGGCTGAAAACGAGCAAGGTGCCCGTGGTCACAAGTCGGGCGCACCCGGACTACCCGGCGCTGGTGGAGTTCCCGCTTGAGGATGTTTTGAACCACCTCGGGCACGATTATTTCAACAGCACTGCGGCTTATGCGGTGGCCTTTGCAATTCACACAGGGGCAACGCAGATCAGTTGCTTCGGGATGGACTTCACGTACCCAAACACGCACGACGCGGAAAAGGGCCGGGCTTGTGTGGAGTTCTGGCTTGGCCAGGCTCACGCGCGTGGCATCAAGATCAATATGCCGAAAACGACGACGCTCATGGACTCCTGCTATCCACGGGCGTCGCGGCTTTACGGTTATGACACGCTGGATGTGGTGTTTGATATCCAGTCAGACGGCGAGTTGAAGCTGGAATTTGTTCCACGTGAAACATTGCCGACCGCGGCAGAAATCGAGGCTGGGTACGACCATTCAGCGGCCATCAGAAAACAGCAACCGAAGGAGCGACATGAAATATGAAATCCTAAAAGACTTTCCCGGATCACAAGACGGTCGGATTACCGAGCAATTCAAGGCTGACACGACCGTCGAGCTTTCTGACTATCTCGCTGCGATTGTGGTTCGCGATGGCTGGGCGCGTCCTGTTGGCGCTGTGAAGCCTGTATTCGAGATTGAAAACAAGGCCATC